AGATAACACTTTCCTAATAAACTTATTCATCAGTCTCGCTTGCAATCCTTGTTGCCATTCAGCTAAACTATTCTCAATTTCTGCAGATGGTGTCATAGCAGCAATAGAATCAAGCACAAACAAATCAATTTCTCCAGTTCTTACTAAACTCTCATATATATCACAAACTTCTTCGGTTGTTTCAGCCTGAACATACAACAATCTACGAATATCAACACCTAACTTTATAGCCCATGCTTTATCAAAAGTACCTTCTGGGTCAAAAAATACAACTCTAAATTCTTCATATGAATTCTCTTTATATTTTTCTAATCGTTTTTTAAAATCAGAATCTTTTTCATAATCATACATAATAGGTTTAAAAATCCCACGACTAAAACAATCACATTTCCCTTCTGCACTCCAATATGTGTCACCTTCAGAATCAACAACTTCTGAAACACTCAAATCTTTTACTGACCTATAACAATTTGCACATATATTTTGAGCAATTGCTATTACTCTTAAAGCATTTGTTGTCTTTCCAGATGATTCATCTCCAGTAAAAATAGTTGTTCTACCAACAGCAATACCACCACCTAATGCCCTATCAAAAGATAAACTACCTGTTGACAATCTAGGTATATTCTTAACAGAACCAGCACTACCAATTGTTCCAGAACCATGTTCTTTGTTGATCAATCTCTTAAGCACTGAAAGGCCAGGACGCTTTGTGTCCATTTCATATCCCTTTGTCGCTTTCTAATGATTTAATTCTAGAAAATTGGTCTGCAATATCAGAAGCCATATCATCAGATATAACCTCAAATATTTCTACAATATTATCATTATCAGAAATTGGTATCTCTTCCATTGTATCTACTTGATGAGATTCATATTCTTTAGCTCCCTTTAACGTCAAACCATATGAAATAAATATATTCCTATCCATACAGGCATTCAAAATACCAATTGTATTTGCTTCAAATTGTGGCTTATATTCTTTTTCTTCAAGTCCATATTCCTCCCTTTTAAGCATTTCCAAAATAAAATCTTTAACAGCTCTTTTAACAATAGAATAATCATCACTATTATCAAATTTCACTTTAACAGAAAGCTTAATCCTACCAAACTCATATCTTCTAAGCGCAATTGTTCTTCCTGCACTAAATCCATAAGAAAACAAATCAGTGCGATTAGAATGAATACCTATCTTACCGCTTCCGTTATGAGAACCTGAATATCCTTTTGGTTCACCTTTGTATCTTACTAATTTAGACTTACAAACATTACCTTCATTTTCAATTTTCATCTTTTCCTCCTCATTCAACAAAACAATATATTTACAACCTAAAAAAACAGTTTATCAACAAATATTTACACCTAACTTAATCCATTCTTTAACTATTTTATTATAAATTTCTGTATCAAGAAATAGAATAATTCCTCTTGATTGCAATACCATTTTAACAATTAAAATCATACCAATACTATACAATCTTTTTCCTCTACCAGTTTTAAATGGTGTATCAGGTATAACACCCGATTTAATCCAATTTTTTACTGTAGATACAGGACGACCAATATTTTCAGCTAAATCATTAATTGAAAGACCAACACACTTTTTGCCATTAACAATAATATAAATAGGACCATTATTGCGTTTTCTTGGTTTAGATTTTGGTATTTTTCCTTCAGCTCTTAATTTATCCATCTCAGCTTTTTTTTTGGCCCTATTTAATCTTGCTAATTCCTTTGCACGCTCTCTCACCTTGGAATCATTTTGATATCTTTCTTTCTTTCGTTCTGAAATTTTTTCTCTGTTTGTTTCATAATACATACGTTGATATTCTTTTCGACTATCGGAACTACTACTCATGAAACCATTCCTTCCATCCCCAATGTTCCGAAAATCAAGACACTTCTGTTCCAATCTTCCTATAGAACTTCTGTCTGCGCCTCCATTTCGGTAAAAGCTGAGGAATATTCTCATCTACAACATCAACTATAATAGGTTTAGGTTTTTCTTTACAATTACCAACTCTCCATGGACAATAATGTTCGCATTTTTCCTTGTCTTGATAACACCACCTTCTAGCGCGACCAACTATTTGTTCTATATCTCCCATAGGCATCGAAAGAACCAACACATCAAGCGCTTCAACATCAAATCCTTCCTCGATGCTTTGCTTAGTTGCAAAAATTACATTAGCACGTTCTGCTTTATCAAAATCAGCTTCTGTTCTTTTGACCATTTTAGGGTCACCTTTTTTATGCCTACTATTTGATTCTTCCCATACTTCTCCAGAAAACCATTCACCAGTACAAAAATCAATAGTAGGTTCAAATGGCAAATCAAGGTCAAATAAAGAATTCATCAACATGTCACTCATAAGTTTCAAATGATAAAGTCTTTCACTAACAACTATTATTTTACGACCATTTTGAACAGCCAATACTAATTGATCAACAATATCTTTTGCTCTAAACTGATCCTTTCCAAGCTGAGTTAAAATTTGAGCACTATTCAAATTATCAACTGATACATAATAATTACCCCTTCTTATCGGTTTCAAACATGAATAAGTCTTTAACACTCTCAAACCAGGCACTTGCGCCTTAGTTTTAGCAGAATATGTAACATCACTTATATGATTAAAAAATACGTCCTGTGCACCATCTTTTCGTCTAGGAGTTGCTGTTAAACCAACTCTCCATGCAGCATTAAATCTAGGTAAAACAGATGACCATGAAGAAGCAGCTATTCTATGACATTCATCACTAATAACAATTCCAAATTCCGATTTATATATCCTTTCTGGATACTTATGACTATCTTTATCCCTCACTAAAGATTGAAGCATTGCAATAACAAAATCACAATCCTCAAATTCACATTTATTCTGACGAATAATTCCAACTTTAGCATCTGGCATAAATTTTTTTATTCTATTCTTCCATTGTTTTAAAAAAAACTCTTTATGAACAATAATTAATGTCTTACGGCCAACACGTCTAGCAAACTCCAATGAACACGCTGTTTTTCCAAAAGCGCATCCTGCTTTCAACAAAAAACCATCCCACTTTTTACCCTCCATTCTAGCAAGAAATGTTCTTATTACAGCTTCCTGTTCAATGAAATTTCCAGTTGCCTGATATCTAGTAGTAAAGGCTGACATTTTACTACCATATGATATTTTTAATATTTCATCATGTTCCTTTGTAACATTTTTCCTATACCATGCTCTAGGAACACCAATGAAATCCTCCTTTTCATCATACATATAAATAGGCTTTGGATCTGCCTTTGTAGCAATATCTGTCGTCTTCTTAGGATATATCGTTAATAATTCTTTTATATTTAAAATCTGTTGAGCAGACAAATCATCAATTGGCAACCAAACATTTCCACTTACAACAACTTTCATAATACAACCTCAAAACGGTATATCATCATCATTGGGACCATTAGGTCCTACATATTGACCACTATCACCAAAACCAACTCCATACGTTTTAGGAGGCTCTCTCATGCCAGTTTGCATATTACTACGTACCATCCCTTGTCTTTGTCCATCATGAAACGATTTATTACCTCTATTATCTCCCCATCCTACAAGCTCATCAAGTTTTGCCTGATAATCATCAACATCAATATCAAATACCCCTTTTTTCGAATCTGGATCTGTATATACTGGTATATCCAATTTTAAATATTCTGGATCTGCACCCCATCTAACAAGATATTCCTCAAAGTGTTCAGGTGAAATTCTATCTACAAAAGACCAATCATTACCTACAATAGGTTCTTTTTTTCCAGTTCTAGTTGTATCCCATATTGTACCAGTCAAATCCTCAATACCATGTTGTTGCCTTATTTCTGCTAACCTTCTCTGTAATGTCTTCATAACACCTGGATTATCAACAGATCCTCTTTTAGCACCTAGTAAAACTCTCTGAAAAGACCTCTCAAATCGGTCACCATTATCATTCTCCCAATATTCATGATGCAATCTTACCCTATTTCCTCTCCGTTCAACCTGTCCCATGTCAATAACTGGTAAAAATCCAATAAAATATGCAAAATCCTTTCCACCCTTTTTAGAACAAACAGGACATGGTATCTTTGAGATACCATTTTTTTCTAAACAAATTGCTGTAAATGCCTCAAAAATATTATAAGCATTTTTAAATCTCCATAAACTATGTTCATAAATATTAAAAGGAGAACCATCCAAAAAAAGCACTCGTTTAGTAGCAGATGAACCAGGATTTACTAAATTTGGTTTTTTATCCGTACCCTTTGGTGTTGGAATTGAAAATCTAAATCTATAGAGTCTTTCATTTTCAGTAATCTTATTCCCACTATCACTACTGTCATAATCGCTATCATAACTATCATATTCATCTGGGTCTCCCCATCCTTTACTATAAGTTCCAATGCCCATTTTTTCTCCATTTCGTGATCCTATATCACCATCTTTTTCGTGCTCTATTAGCACCATTTAGCGAACTCGAGTTCGCCAATATTTTTCACGTCATATTAACTACTATGCCAAATAGACCAATTATAAATTATATCTTTAATAAAGAAATCAACTATTAACAAAATCATCATCAAAACTCTCTACAACAACCTTCCAAAATTGTAAATAACACCACCTTTAAAGTTTGTCAACTAAAATGGTATCCCCTCTTCCTCTTCATTATTTTCCTCTTCTTCAATTTCACCAAACTCCATTCTATCAAAATCCCAATGAACCTTTATCTCTGGTTTCTTATATTGACCTCTACGAAGTTTTAAATTTTTAAATTTCATTACTTTATCATCTTTATCATCTTTATTTTGTATTAATGCATAAACAGCATGAACATCCTGCCCAATCTCATCAGCTAATGCAATTGTTCCAAGCCTTGCCCCTCCCCCCTTCTTCTCCGAAAGCTCAGCAGTCCTATTCTGCTGTGCAAAACCTATCGCAGCATAGCCAAGCTCCTTGCAACTTCGCTTCATCCATCCAAGAGCCTCCACGGCTCTTTCACGACGATCCCCTTTAATATGTAGGTCATAAATCGAATCAACAGCAACAAGCTCAGCATTACAAGCACGAATTGCAGCATCTATACCACGCGGACTCAAATCATCATCAGAATCCATAATCCACAATCCATCCTTACCAGCCTCACCATTAATTGTATTTACAAATTTTTGCTCCATAACAGTTGGAAGTTGACCAGTAATAACACTATGGTAACTAACATCAGAATGGATAGTAAAAAATCTCTCAGCTATCTCATCTTTACTCATTTCTGGTGAAACAACCAAGACACGTTTATCTTTCATCCAGGCATGTCTACCACATATAACACAGACGAACGTTTTCCCAACTGAAGGTCGAGCAACAAACATAGTAACAGTTTTGGGCCATGCACCTGCCGTCATATCATCTATTGTTTTCCACGGAAATGGAATACCCCTATATCCATCAGCAGCCTTTCTATAATTCTCAAGAACCTTTCCTCCAATATCCAATAAATTATGTGGCATTCTATGCCTAGAAAGGTCCTGTGCTGCATTCAACAGGGATTCAAGACTAGGAGATAAAGAATCTATACCTTCTGCTTTAAATCCATCATAAACAACTTTCTGAGCATTATAAATTACACGACGTATAGCACTAGCTTCCCTAACTATATTTGCATAATGACCCACATTTGATGGTACAGATACAAAATCTGTCAATTGCGATAATGCAATTGCACCACCTATATTTTTTAATTGACCTTGCTCTCTTAATCTATTTCCTAATGTGACATGATCAACAGGTATCCCAGCCTCGAACAAAGAATACATGCCATAAAAAATTATTCTATTGGAATTTATATAAAAATCTTCTTCATTTACATTAGCAAAAACTTCACCCCAACAATCATTATTCAAAAGAACAGATCCAAGAACAGCATTTTCAGCTTCTTCATTGTATGGTGGTATATTAGGTCCACCTTTAGAATCGCAAATATTGCTCATAATTATATTAAATATCTGTAGGTAATTCTCTTCTTTTAATAAGAAATTCTAATTTTTGTGTTTTGATACTCATTACTGCCTCCATAATATTTTATTTCAAACAAGACTTATTCTAAAAAGAATACTATATTCAACTCAAAATACTCATCAATTACCACTTAATATAGACTTTAATCTATCTACAGAGCCATCTCTCTTATTATCACCAATAACAGGAACAGGAATTGTACATTCTCCTAAAGCATGAATAGTAGATTTTTTCAAATCAAGTTCTTCTTGCCAACGTTTTGGAGAAATATTTGAAGTAATTATAGTAACTTTTTTATTTGCATTTCTAGACCTAATTAATTCATCAAAAATCGTTGCACCAAAACCAGTATTATCCATTATACCCTTTCCAAAATCATCAATTACTAATACATCTACATCTTTAGAACGTTCCCAATATGTCTCATCATCATCAAAATATTCTTTACTAGCAACCAATCGTTTTAAATCAGCAGCTTCTATAAATAAAACAGTATTACCACGTCTGCGAAATTCTTTTGCTAAAACAACAGAAGCACATGATTTCCCAGTTCCATTATCACCATAAAATATAAAACCACCACCTTCTTTTCTCATTTTAGCCATATTTAAAATATATTTTTCAACCATACTTTTAAGACTATCTTGTCCATCTACATAAATATCTGTAAGATTATAAAAACTTGCTTTCCAATAACGTTTAGGTATATGCATTCGCTCCAAATCATTAGCACATAAATCGCGCCGAAAAGGAACATTAGAAAACATTTTACCAGCCAATTTTTGTTGACCCATCAAGTTCTGGATCATATTCACCTACCATATGTTTTTTCTTTTTGGGCTTTTTTCTACCAGGAACATTACCCAATTTAGCATCAACAAATATCCTATCTCTACCAACCCATAAAAATCTAACATTGGGTGCACCAGAAAGTCTTCCGTTACTATTATCAATCATAGCTTGCCAATTATCACAAAACCACTCAACAGTTTTCTCTACAATCTCTGGCCCATAATGTTTCAATAACTTGTTGGCACATGTTATTTCTTCTATGCCCCACCAAGTCTGTTTTTTCTCACTAACATCATCACCTTTATCTACCACAAGCCAATCAGAATTATTTTTTCTTATTCCTTTCACAAACCAACGCTGAACACAAAACCAATTTATCACGTCCTTTTTAGTTTGTCTATTATCTCCAGCAGATTTGTCAACTGTTGATTGAGTATAACAATCTTTAAAAGAAGGTGTTTCAGGTTTTAACTCTTGCTTTATTTTATTTTTTTCTTTACGTTTTTCTCTAGCTTTTTCTTCAAGCCTTAAAGTATTTTCTTTGATATCTTCAATTTTTTTTGAAAACTTTTTTCTCCAATTATTTCCCACTATCATATTCTCTACCTTCCAACAAATTCACAGAAGATGCCTGTAAATCCTTCAGTGTTCCATTTATTTCAACCAATAATTCAACCCAATCCTCCTTATAATTGATACCACACAAACGTTTGCAGTCATTAGAAAAAGCAACCGCTTCAAAATCATTCATTTCAACAATACGGTCTCTCCAGGATGTTACTTTTCTAATCCATCCGATACCATATTTTGTTTCGACTTTATCGCCGATGAAGTATTTTCGAGCCATTCTAATCCCTTAATTTTCCTAGCATCATCTACTAGAATCTCTCTATGGTCATTCATCCAAATTGGAGCACGAAAAATAACATCATTCCAAGACCAACCATCAAGCACTAACAACTCAGCAGCAATCACATTATATAATATATTATTTTGTTCAGATATTAATTTAGCACTATTTAATATATCTCTTAATCTATCATAAAATAATACAAAAGGGTCTTCATTAGGTCTATTTAATATAATACTATTTCCATCATCTAATAAGATTTCAATAGAATTCACACCAAATGCTTCTGATAATTCAAAAACAACTTCACCCATTCCAAATAAAATTAAATCTTCTAAATCAAATTCATCATTAAATTCATCATTAAATTCATCATTAACATGTTTTATAGGAAATAATAAATTATTTTCTTTCATCTCAACTATTCATCCAGCATCATACTGATATCAACATATATAAAAAAAATAAAATTTGTCAACCCATACGTTTTAGATAATTTCCTTTTTCATATTCTCTACGCTTATCTTCATCCGTAACATAATCCATAATAATTTGTATTTTATTTTTACCTTGAATTGCAGACAAAAATGAACGAATAGAATTAACTAAATGAGCATTCCTACCAATAACCTGACCAACATCTTTAGGATGTGTTCTTAAAGCCACAAGAGCACTATAACCATTACTCTCTATATCAACCTGAACCTCCTCTGGATGATTTACAAAATGACGAACAAGCATTACTACTTCACGAATAGCATCTATTACCAATGGATCAATTTTACCTAAATTTTTACCCATATCAAATACCCAAATCAGCCTTTCTGGTCGCAATTTCCGTATTACGACGTTCTACCAATATCTTAGCATCCTCCTCATTTATTCCTTCACGATGTTTCCAATTTGTCCTCATTGCCCGCTCTCTAGAAGCATGAAGTTCTTTAAATTGACGACTATATCTTCTCACCATACTTCTAATCTCATCCTGTGTTTTTATCGGCAAATATCCATTGTTTTGTAAAAAACATCTTGCTTCATTAATAAATTTACGTTTATCTATAGGTAACTTAATACTCACAAAATCATTCAATATTTCACATATACTCATCTGTTCCATGCTTGCATCACCTCAGCATCTATATTATTTTATAATAGATATTATTAATATATGTCAAAATATTTTTTTCTAACATATCATAACAAACTCGATTTCACCATAAACATCTATCTCAAAAATATAAAATCATCAAATTGGTGTTGTAGAAAGTATAAAAGAAATCAATATATTATCAGAATCTAATGGAATTTTAAAAACTTCATTAGCAACTTTCACATTAACAATATATTCACCACAATCATCAACATCAACAAAACCAACCAATCCAATCATATCCAAAAATGGTTCATTTTCACTATCAAATCTAAATTTTGTTCCGGTTAAAAATTTTAAACTTGAAATATTAGAATACCAATCAACTATCTCTTCTAAATTATCACCATATCCAGCAACAACCATATTAACCATATGTCTCATAACAGATATTATCATATCATTGAAAAATTCAATACCACAAAACTCAACAAAATCATTATCTATTTTTACTATACCTGCACTTCTCATCAAAGAGGGATAGTTAACTTTCCCAATAGGTCGTAACAATTCTATATTTCCATTCACATCATATAAAACAAAACTTCCATCAACAACCTTAGTGCGAACCTGCCATAATAATTCAATTCCATCATCAACAATTTCAGCTTTTACCCACATCCCGTCTGGTGTTTTTGCATAATATTCCAAGACTCTTTCTTTGTTTCTCATTAATTTCATCATATTCTTTTTCGCTCAAAACATCTTCACGCCATACATATCTAACTATATCATCTAATTTTATAGCAACAGCTACTTTTCTTAAATGTTCATGCTTAAAATAATCATCCTCCATCCTATCAAGATAAAACTGTATTTTTTTTGTATATTTTATTTTTTTTGCCTTGGTATATTTCCTATAAATTTTAATATTTAACCCTGGAGGATTATTAAATAACATATCCCTATTCAGCCACACATCAAAAGATGCCTTTATAACACGTGGGTCTCTTTTACTTGCCATATTATTTTGGAATAATTATCTTTGGTTTTTCAGAAGCTACTTTCATAGCTTTAATATTGTCATCTGTTTTATCAGTAACTAATTTTGTAACTTCTTTTACACGTCTTGCTCTCTCATCAGCCTTATTACCAACAGCTTCTTTCATTGCTTCAGCAAGCGCTATATCTTCTTCAATTCCAACAGGATCACCATCATCACAATCCATTGGAATATCTGCATTGAAGATATCATCCTCTATTGTATCAGTTTCATTAAATAATTCTGGTACTTTGTTACCTTGCTGAATTTCAACAACCCTTTCACCTTTAGCTACTACATTTGCAAGCCTAGCCTTAGCTTTATCCGTCCATCCAACAGTTGGTGATTCCATAGGAATATTACCAATCAATTCTATTCCATAATTAGATGTATCAGGAATATCTTTATCACCATATATACTTCTACATTCCTCTTCTGATTCAAAAACCTCTATTATTCCATCTTCAATATGACGAACAACAAATAATTCAAGGTCTTCTTTAGTTATAACATTATCTCTACCACCAGCCATTTCAGACATAGCTTCTTCTATATCATTAGGAATAATCCCTATCGGAAAAGTAGCTCCTTGAAGCATGGCCCACAAATGCGTTTGACCAAAATTCTGTTCTCTCCAATCAGCCGGAAACAACTCAATAGCTTCAGATTGTTCACCACAAAGCTCTCTTTTAATCCTCTGCTTTAAACCATAAAAATAATCATCAGACCCTTTTAACCCTTTTGCCCATTGAATCATCAAATGAGCAATCTTCTGAGGAGCACCGTCTGGTGTAGTAAAAGCAGGAGATTCAACTTCCTTAATAAAAATTGTAACATGTCCATTTTGAAAGGCAGCCACAACATTAGATTCCTGTGCATCTGGTGGAACTTGGAAAGGAATCAATGGTTTCCAAGGTTTATATTTTAAATTTCTATCAGATCCTTTTTTTTTCATCTAAACCTCGCTTTCACCTCAATGGTAATATTTTTTCTTGGTATACCTCTCTTCAATACATGAACAATTGAAAATCCTTCATTCATGTAACACTCTGAAACTTCATCCGCACAATCAGACTGAGTTTCAAATCCCATGGTAAAATATTTACCATAATTATCTTTCATGATTAAAGCCCAAGGCTTTTTAAGATTTCGTAATGCTTCAATTTTAGAATTACATTCTTCAACATCCTCAACAATTTTTACAATATCTTCTATTGGAATCTTAACAATAAAAGTATCTTTTTCAACATTATCATTCATCTTCTTGAAACCTTTCTTCTAATTCTGTTAAACGAGCAATCATATGCCTTTCATTATCATTACAAATAGCAATACGTTTAAACATAATACCCAACTTTCTTTTCATATAAAAATATGAACTTATGCTTCCAATGAAAAAAAATACTACTGCAACAAAAAACATACTCAATAACATATCAAAAATCCACTATACCTAAATCACCAACTGTCAAGGATTCCTTGTCAATTGCTAAATCAACTTCTTCCTTCGACATTCCTTTTTTTATCAATATATTTTTAGCTGCTCTATATTTTTTATCCAAAGAAAAAACTAATTCTTGAATGGCATCATGTCTAAATCGGTACCACTCTGCACGAAATTCATTTTCGATTGAAACACGAGCATCATCATATTTAAAACAAAAAAAATTAATCACATCTTTTGGCATTTCTTTAAAACGCTCACGAACATATTCCTTTTGGTCCATACACAATGGATTCAATTTTATTTCATTAGTCATCTTCAAATTCATCAACAAACATTCTAGCAATAACAGCTTGATTGTTTAAAGCAGAACTCTCAACTGACATAGCTGTTTGATAAGCTATTCCAATCAAATCCTGAAACATTTTTGCCGATTGCATTCTTAAAACAATTTTTTCATATAAAGACTGTTTAGAATCACTTATTTCATTATCAATTGTACGTCTTTCCAAATAAGCATTGCTAGACAAATGCTCAAAAGCATTAATTGCAGCCTGTGATTTCCAAACAATTTTTACATTTTCAACTTTTTCATCCATTTTCAACCTTGCAACGAACTCGAGTTCGCAATTAATCCACTAAGACAGGAGGTGCCCAAGGAGACCTATAAAATCTATTTCTAAATTTCATACCATTTGATGGAACAATCCTAACCCAATATCTCCCAGGTTTATCCATTTTGCCACCGAAATGATCAGCACCTAACACAGGATTCGGTTTTCCACCTTTTGACCAGTCTTCTAAAGCAGATAAAATATCATTCCACATGTCTCTATGATTACTCCATTTAAGTCTATGTGGCCATCCAACCGGTTTCTTGCCTTTTAAATTCAAATTCAAAATCCATCTTCTGGTATGCGTGCTACGATACTTTATAGCAGCAGAATATTTCCTTACAACGTCAACAAATTTCATCTTTGAATTTTTAGCACCTTTCCATCTTGTAGCATATACCCAAGCAATTCCTATACATTCATCAACAGCATCAAAACCAGCCTCACCAGCACAACTTCTAGCAACCCATAATTTTACACTATCATCCCATTCTGTCTTAGGAATCGGCCTATTCTTTGAAACAGAAACATTAGAAATACCATCTATATTACTATCAGCATTAACAACAAAACTACAAACAAACATTGAAAAACAAAACAAAAACTTTATAAATTTCAAAAACATATATATCCTCCTATTCAAAACTGCAACCAAAGTATAAAACACATCAATTCTATCGTCAAATAACTATCTTCTACGCTTTTTTCTACTCTCCATCAATTTTGATACTTCAAACATAGCATTTTGGTCTTGATCATCAAAATCTATTTCATCACACTGACCAGACAAATACTTACTAACCATAATTTCGCATGCATGCTTTATTTTATAATCCCATTCAATTGACTTCCATTTTGTCATTTGTTTCTTATGACAAGATGGACATAGGCGGAATCTGATAATTTCAGCCTTCTCATCCACTCCTTTCCCGTAAACAGTCATATTAGTAGAAATCATATCATCTCTAAGTACGTATTTTTCACACCCACGACAAAATCCATATACTTTATTATAATCTTTCATTTTACCCACTTGTTAACCATACCAGTATAAAAAAAATAATAAGACCTATCACTATTCTAAATTGAAATGAAAAGTCCCTACTATTTGGCACTAATATTTTACCATCAAATCCACGTATCCAATTATCATCTTTCATTTTAACAACATTTCAATCTTTCCAAAACACATATACTTCGACTTGCATCCCGCAAAGTATCTATTTAATAGATAACCAAAACAACAAAATTATTCTTTATCTTCAACTTCATCTTCAACTTCGTCTTCAACTTCGTCTTCAACTTCGTCTTCAACTTCGTCTTCAACTATACCTAAAATATCACTCCAAGGTATAACAACACGTTTCTCACGACCAAAATTTATCTCTGTACCTGAATATCTTCCAATAAAAATCCTATCACCAACTTTTACATCAGGAATAACAAGTGTTCCATCAGACATTACCCTACCAGGACCAACAGCCAAAACAACAGCAGTATCTGGAACTTCTTTAGTATTCAAAGGAAGTACAATACCACCAGGTGATTTCTTTTCCTCTGGTTCATCTCTCTCCACAAATACATTATCATGAAACGGTTTTATTTTCATCTTATATCCTTCCATTTCTTAATCAACTGTCCTATTTCCATAACACGATTACTATCTTCAACAGTCAATCTTGACGAAATAGAACGACAACCTTTTTTCTTCTTTGCTCCTGCAACAAATATTACATCATCAACAGAAATTACTCCATTATCAATTGCTTCTTTACCGAAATTTTCAACCAAACCAAATGACTCAAGCAACCCAACAGCCATATTATCACCAAAATCAATCCTCAACATATCCAGGATTCAACCATTCTTGAAGAACAACTTTATCCTGTGGAACATATTCTTTATCCAAAATAAGTTCTTTAACAATTGCATCATGTTTTAATGCAATTCCATCTGCAAAAGAACTACTTGTAAAACATCCAAAACATCTAACACGTGCCTTCAACAAAACACCATCTGTACTTTTTTCATTAGCTTGAGATGTAACCAAATAAAGTTTCATGTATCAATATTACCTTTATAAAACTCATACGTCAATATCATCAAATAATCGCATCTGTCTTTTTCTCATAGCTGCATTAATCCTTGATTTTGCTAATTCAAAATACTCCCTATCAATTTCTATACCAACAAAATTAAATCCCTCCATCACTGCCCCTCTACCAGTCGACCCAGATCCCATAAATGGGTCCAAAATAACCCCATCCATTTGAGTTACAAGCCTACACAAATATTTCATTAAATCTGTAGGCTTTACTGTTTCATGAAAATTCCCAATAAATTCTCTATTTCTACAATCACTCAATAACATTCCATGTTTAAATTGTGGTCTACTACTATTCAACCCGTCATCACGGTCTTTTTTCTTGGCTTTTGAACAATAAAAAAATCTAGCTTTATTGCCCATCAACCTAACTGGACATGCTGGATGACATTTCCAATCTTCTATCGTTTCAAATCCATTTTCATCACCATGTCTAATCCAAGACCCTCTATAATCAAATTGAGAATATACATTTTTCCCTGGTTTAGATGGTTCAAGTCCAGATAATGAACCACTTTTATTTCTTACCTTTTTATATCCTAAAAATTCACAATCAGGATGATGAGATAAAATAATGTTTGATGGCCATCTACCATCTTCATTTGGAATATATACTACTCCAGCCTTTTTCATAAATGTACCTATACCTATATAATCACTCTTTCTTTCTTTAAACTTAATATTATCATCAGTTAATATTCTAGAATCATCTATATTTAACCCACCAGTATTATAAACTCCAATATTATCTTTAATAGAACCAATATATTTTTTCCTTGCCAAACAAATAGGTTCATTAGCTGGCTTTAAAGAATATTTGCTCTTAGGAAATCCATTACCAAATATCCATTGAATTTGGTCCAATATTTCAAATCCAGCATCTTCTATATTCACAACAAGTCTGTGATATGTTCTGACACCACCAAATGAAAGTAAATGTCCTCCAGGTTTTAATACTCTCAAACACTCTTTCCATATATCAACAGATGGAACACTATAATCCCATTTTTTTGACATAAATTTAATGCCATATGGTGGGTCTGTAACTATAGAATCTATACAATTATCTTCAAACTCTTTAATAACTGATAAACATTCACCACAAAACAAATCAACTGGTTTCTCAAACATATAAATCCACCATAATTCAAAATAAACCTAATTGCCTACCACCTTTATAACCATCTATTTGATAATAAACAACTTCACTACTTTTCCGCCTTTCTCCATCCTTGACAATAGTACTATTAGAATCACACAAACGATTAAAATCAAGCCATTTAGCACCATAATTTTCACAAACTATAACTTGACCATGTCTTTCAATCGACCAATTAGCCAATTTTTCATAATTTAAACGACTAGAACCATAATGATAATATTTACCTGCATCAACATATGGTGGGTCTATAAACCATGTAGCATTTTCATTTTCTATTTCAACATACGATTTATTAACTATTTTCCAATGTCTTATATACCTCAACTGACGTGCTATCCTATTCTTAATATATATACTCCAAAAAGATTTAGGTCGTGTACCACCTTTCATCCATTTAGATGGCAATTTACAAGGATGGTCAGACCCTTTACTCAACCAAAATCCTATCAAATATTTAGCACCTTCTGATACTGATAAATCATCAACATTATCAAAATCTGTAGGCAAAGAAAGAATATCTGATTCACTAGCATTAATCAAATAATCCCATAATATACAAATTTTTTCATCTAAATCATAAAGAAGAACATCCTTATAATAATACCTAACTGAATACCCAGCAGAGCCAGCAAATGGTTCTATTATTCTATTATATAATGGAGCATCATATGATAATGAAAGCCTCCATTTGCCACCATAATATGTAAAAAACGGAAACAAATTAGATGACATTAAGAAACCCTATTTAATTTATCTTCTCCTCTATATAAAACCGTCAAAACATCAGATATTTCCTGACTTATTGTAACTCCAGATTCTTTTGACTTCTCAACTATCTTTAAATAAACATCAACTGGAATTGCACAACGTACGTATTTAGTATTATTCCTAATATTACCAACATTTAAACCCAATTTATTAGAAACACTTTCATCATTTAATCTAATATTTCTCAAATACAAAATGGGGTCTTCTGTAAAATTCATCTCATCCATGAATTCATTTAACTCATCAACAGAAATACCTCTTTTTTTCAAACAATTTACCTTTTTAAGTTTCTGCTTATATTCAACCATTACGTCATAAAATTTCTTTCCATTATTCATCTTATTATATTCATTTTTCCAATCTCTCCAGTTATCAGAATTTATAAGTTTGTAATACACATTCGTATATGACCAAGGCATCGTTTCTATCCATTTTCTAGCAGCAACATTCTTAAATGACATTTTCCACTTATACAATACCATAGACATCTGCACTGTTCTACAAGTGCAGCGAAGTTCTCCACTACAAAAATCTTTAAACGAACTATACCCAATTTCTTCATATGTATTATTAGCCTTAATTTCTAATAAAACCTCCCCTAATTTCCAAAAAGAACGATTCATATCTTCTGATATTTTTTTAGCATATACTAACAATTTGTTCATTTTTCAACCTTTTCATCTTTCCTAATTAGCATCCAACTAATTATCTTTTTCGCCAATATTGCTTTCTACTTTTCTTCTGAGTAGACATCCTCTTCAATGCAGTTTCTTTTCTCCAACCAAATCCAGTCCATTTAGCATATGGATACTTATCCCGTATATTTGCCCATACAAACATACCCTTACTAGGGGCTCTCAAAAACCTATTATAAATTTGCTCTTGTACATTCGAATATCTATATACTGTACTACGTTGACCTTTCTCACTAGGCAAAAATTGAATATACAAATATCTCTTCTTTGGATCATATCCAACCGCTTCAACATTAGAGCTTTCTACAGAAACTAAAGTTGGTACTGTTGCTGGAAGTTTCATAACAAATATTATTACTCAATTATAATACAAAATCAACATTTTTAAAATCCAATTCCTTTTCTGCTCCAATCCCTTCTATTCCTTTTCTGCTCTTCTACATTTTGCTCTGCAATGCTCTATTCTGTTCCATATCACTTCACATCAGTTCAATTCCTCTCGAATCCTTCTCTGCTCGAATCTATTCTCTTCCTATCTTTTCCTTTTCCTCTATAACCTATTCACTTCGACTCCGTTCTTCTCCACACCATTTCTCATCATCTCCGCTCGACGCCTTTCCTTTCCCTTCCATTTTATTTCCATTCAATTCCAGTGTTCTCTATTCCTTTTCCTCTCTCAACCAATCGCCTCAACACAGATCCATTTCGTCTCATCTCAGTTCATGTCAGGACTAATCCTTATCCTTTCATCTCAACTAGCGTCTATTCCCTTCCTTTTCAGTTTAGCTCAAGTCCGTTCTACTCCATTTCTAATCCAATCTGTTCTTATCGCCTCGGATCCCCTCCTATTCCTTTCCAATCCAGTCATCCCGATTCGAATCCTTTCCTTTTCTTAAAAATGAACTCGAGTTCGCAAACAAATATCCTTTTCAATTCAAATCTTAACCTCTCTAGTAACTTCCATTCATTTTCAGTTCACTACAAAACAGTTCTATATATTTCATTTCCTTTTCCGCACAAGACTCGTCATCTCTATTCCTTTTCTAGTCGGAACATTTATGCTCTCTTCCTTTTCTTTTCATCTCAATACGCTCCGTTGAACTCATCTCCTTTTCTCACCTAATCCACTCCTCGCCTTTCCTATTCTTATCCTATCGAGTCCTATCCATTTCTTTTCGTGTCGATTCTTCTCGATTCTTCTCCTCTTCTTTTCCATTCTCAACAATCAGATCATCTGTCTTCTTATCCTTTTCGTTTCAATCCACGCCCCATTTAATGAGGCGACACAACAGTAAATTCAAAGTCATTTTCAATTCCAATGATTTTCATCACACATATTAACTTCAATTATTTTATATTCATATATTCCCTTTCCACTATTTCTCCATTGTCCAAGACCGCGATAAGCACCATAATTAAGCCATTCTTTAATAGTTTCAAGCATTTCTGATTTTGTCCAAACAATATTTCCATCTTCATCTTTTACTGTTTTACCCCCTTTTTTTACAATCTTCGGTGCTTTCCCCTTCAAATCCATATACTCAATATCAAAAACAAGTTTAGTTCCTGCTGGAACCGTTTCACTATTTGCTAACGCTGTAATCTCACCTCGAGCCGTTTGGGCTCTTAATGGACGTTGACATTCACCAATCTTTCCACCATCTGGCACAAGCAATCTAATCTTTCGTGGTTTCACAAAAATCAAACCATCAATCTTCTTTTTGTATGCTGTAAATTTTGAAGATAATGTACCTTCGGCACGATACAGCATTCCACAAACATCTTTAAAATTTCCCTTCATTTGGAAATCCCACATAATTGGTATACCATCTTCATCACGTGGGAAAACGGTTGTTCCTTTATCAAGAATTATCTTAGCAGCTTCTTCAGGAGAAAGATCTTTTGTTAATGCTTCCATTTCTTCCTTCATTTTCTTTGAATCTGGAGCATTTTTTGCTATAAATTCACCATATATATTAGGATCTGGCGACATCCCAAGCATTTCTTCCAACAAAGTAGCCTCAACCGTTACAACATTCATCTTAAAACTCATCTTCAACCCTTTCTTCAATTTCACCATATGTACAAGCCAAACATATACCAGTTTTAGGTAAAACAGGACTTGCACCGCATATTTTACATTTTCTTTCTAAATAAAAATCATCTTCAAACAATAAATGATTCTCCTTATCCTTTCGTCTTTGTCTATACATTCTTCTTGTACTATGTTTTTTCTTACCCATCTTCTCTTCCCTGAATTGATGCTAATATTCTATCCATTGAAACTGGTCTATATCCTGTTGCATCAACCGATACATTAAAATGTTTATTACTATTTCTTGCTTCAGACAATTTATCTGAATGTATATGTCCATGAATATTATGGAAATCCCCTATATCATAAAGTATAGGTTCATGAGACAAAATAACCCTTCCTAAAATATATTTGCAATCCAAAGCCTGTCTAAACCCAATTCTTTCCCACCATCCTATGTTACGACATCTATCATGATTTCCAAGGATAATAAGATTCTTTCGTCCATTTAATCGATTCAATATATCAATAGCTTTTCTCTTTGACCCATAGAACATAAAATCTCCAAGATAAAATACTATATCTTCATGACCTACAACCTCATTCCATCGCCTTATTAAAACTTCATCCATTTCTTCAACAGATGAAAAAGGTCTATTTTCATATTCTATTATTTTTTTATGACCAAAATGATGGTCTGAAGTCACAAAAAGCATTAAATCTCCTTATAAAAACAATAAAAATAAATCAAAAATACTATTCGAATTATCATTTCCAATAATAGATGACGAACATGCTAATTCATAAAAATCTCGTTCTTCAACAATAAAATTAGAATATAATGCATCTGCTGCATCAATATCATCTTGATGTAGTTCTTTTACTTTATCATATTTGTTCAATAATGATTTATACATTATTGCGTCATGATTATCAGAATGACTTATTCCTAATATGTGTCCAAATTCATGCAACATTACTCTTTGCAAACAAAGACCATCTTTGTCTTTACAAAACAAATCCCAATCCCAATCCTCTGCATTAATTATTACATCAAATCCGATAATCTTTCCAGTAGATGGAATAACATTAAGATATGTAGTAGCAGCTTTATTTTTTGGTCTATTACAATCTTCATAAACGACAAATATACAATTATCATCATCATTCAATGTTTCACTACAATCATCCCAAAATATTTCAATAAAAAATGGTAAATTAGCATCATTTATCCATAAATTAAACGATTCCTTAATAATATATTCAACATCATTTTTATCCCCAATTCCTTCCATACTATCATCTAAAACTATCTCAATATATGATTCCCTCCATCTTGCATTTTTACCTTCACTAGTCTCATATAAACTGTATGATTCAGATTTAATTGAAATAGATAAAATTATACTTATTATTATTATTTTCATAGTTTTCATAATCAAATCCCTCTTGGATAAATCAAACCTCCTATATCTCCAACTTCCTTTCCTTCTGTTCCACCATTTTTCCTCCATTCTTCCATCTCCTTTTTTGATCCCCAACACCCACCTGGACATCTATTATATAAATATCTAACAATTGACCGTAAACACTTCTGACATTCATCATCAGCCCTATTAACTGCTTCTATCAAATCATTACTGAGTACAGCCGTAACAAAATGACCACAATGTTGTCCTCTTAAAACATGATTATTAATAGCTAACAAAATAGCATCAGGAATATTATCATATTCACATACACAAGCATTAAGTCTTTCAAGTTCAAAAATACTTAACTTATCTATAGATTCACCATCTTCAGATTCCCAATCAAACCATTCCCCTTCCTCATATATTTGAAGACCTCCTACATTACAATAATCTGGTTTAACATTATTATTATACTGAAACATGTCATAATCAGCCAAAACAGTTAAAATCTTCTTCGCTTCAACTAAAGACTGAACATATACATAAAAAGCCTCCATAGGAACCTGTGGTATCCACCAAACACGAAAATCTCCATTTTTATATTCCATTATATTATCCTTATTTTACGAACTCGAGTTCGTTTTCTTAAATCACTTTTAACTTCGTTTTATCCCTACAGCACAAACTTCAAGGTCACTACCCAAACATTGCCTAAAAGCAGTCTCTATCTTTTCTTCAAAAGCTATCCTGTCATCATTGGTCCAAAATTCAAATTCTCCTTCTCTACTAATAATCTCATAACCACAATATTTGGAATCTTCTCTCGTATCAATTCTAAAATATTTTACCTTAACCATTTTCATTCTCCTCCTTCTCATCCTGGATCTCCCAGGAAATCACTCTATATTTTTATTAACCATCAAAAACAAATTTGTCAACTGTAAATTATTCAATCATCAACGTTTCCTGTATTAATGAATGATTCCAGTCTACTATCAAAACAGAATATGAACTAATATTCGCTCTATCTGATTCTCTCTCCTCTCTATGCCATATACCACACTTCTCCATACTAGCAATTGTGTCACGAATGTCTTTTCTAGCTAAGTTAGGAAATCTTTCTGACAACAATGTGATATACGGAGCCATCCATATTTCAGGATTGTCATATTTTTCTCTCATATCATGTGCAACTTTAGCAAAAGACTTCCATCGTTCAACCTCTTCATCATCTATCTTTTTTGATATAGATTCTTTCTTTGAACAACTTTTCCTGTCAACCACTAATACACATTCTACCATTTCAATAGGATTAAAATATAAATCTTCACCTATAAATCTAAGAAGATCTCCAGACATAGAATCAGGCATAGAACACACTATACAATGTTTACCAAGCTCTTTCAATTTCGCTACTACTGGAATATAATCTCTATCACCCCCAATAATACAAAAAACCTCAATATTATCACGTGTATAAACTGTTTCCATAGCATCAACAGCAAGCACTAAATCTGCTGAATTTTTCGATAATTCTGCAAGAACATGTACTGACTTAAACCCATCTAACGCAAGTTCATCTGCCATAGTAGCATAATCATGAGCACCAAATGGTAAGTAATTTCTTCTTACAACGACAGTGGATTCAAGGTCATTTTCAAGTCTATCTATAACAGCTTCTACTATTTTCACAAATAAAATATCGTGTTCTTTGTATTTATGCTTCAAAGACAAATACAAATTTTCAAAATCTATAAAAACTGCCCCAAATTTCAAAATATCTCCTTTCCGTATACCCCAATGATTTTCATCACCCGTGTCAAGACATGAATCAATCATATATATATCTAACAACGATAAAAAAATTTGTCAACACATTTTTTTTGTTGCAAATCACTCAAAAAGTATTATCATTAATAACAAGATGTCGAACAAGATGTTCGAAGAAAGGCACATAAAATGAAACCAAATCACTGCAAACTATTTATCCATAATTACATGCAATTTCAACATGAATGGGAATGGATATGCACATCAAAAAAAGTTGACGAGTGCAAATTCAATAAACATGGAGAAAAAAAACAAAATTACTGTAATCATAAGTGCGAAAACAAATTCTGCTCTTCTGAGGAAGCCAGAGAAGCAGCTGATGTTTTCTGTGCTACTTGTGGAACAATTATCCCAAGATGGGCATATGATTATAACCCTCTTATCCATATCTGTTTTAATTATAACAAAGGAAGCAAAAAATGAATATGTTTAAAAAGCATCCAATAACGAATGAAATTCTATATTGTTCGCAAGGAGAATTGCGTGATATCGATTTCTTTGGAACATACCTCGAAGGGTACAACCTCAAAGGGGCTAACCTCAAAGGGGCTAAATATTGGTAATAATAAAAAGAAAAAGAATATCGATTTCGCATAAAAAAGTTGACAAACCATTTTTAATGTCTTAAAATCAAAGTAGATACTCAACAAGATGTTGAGAAAAAGGATAATAAAAATGATAACTAATAGAAATGAACTCATCGAAGAAATATCAGAAAAAAGAAATGAAATAGATTTCTCATTTAATGAAATTTCAAATTTACTAGAAAGATTAATATCAATTGCTCATGAATCAAAATTTCATGACAATGAAATAGGACAAATAGAAAGAACAATCAAAGGCTATATAACTGGAATTAAAATGAAACAAAACAGAATTTCTACTATTTATCAATTAATAAGGTAAAAAAATGAATCTAATCAATGAAAACAAACCAATAAATGACTTAATAGAAGACCTAACTATTATAGATGACCTAATATTTGAATCAAAATCAACAGATGATCTTGTTGAAATCGAAGGTCTCCTTGGAATATCTACTATCCTTCCAACAACAAACTGGGAAGAAATTCCATCAATACTGAAAAAATTATCAAGCCCATTTGCAGATACTTATCAAAATCTCATCAACAAATGGATAAAAATTGACCTATCATAAAATAGTCCATAATTTTTAGTGGAACAGGACAGAATCGAACTGTCGCATCTGGATTTTCAGTCCAGCACTCTACCTACTGAGTTACCGTTCCATTATAGTACCCGTGCTCGGACTCGAACCGAGAATGACTTTTCAGTTGCCATGGATTTTGAATCCACCGTCTATACCAAATTCGACTACACGGGCATATTGTAGGACGGACGAGGATCGAACTCGTATGAGGTTTCCCCCGAGGGATTTTAAGTCCCTTGCGTCTACCTATTTCCGCCACCGTCCCGTATTAACCCTTATTCTTCTTCTCTAACAACTCTTCTCATGCTAGTCCCACATTTAGAACATTTTATACTATCACATGATACACCAGTTTCATGTTTTACTTCTTCACCACATTCAGGACATTTACATTTACCACCAGGACCCAAACCAATTTTTCTCTCTAATCGTTCAAGAATCTCTTTCATAATTTTATACCTTTCTGAAATTTCATTTTTCTCAAAAAGATACTATCACAAAAACTTGCGGAAGGTACAGGATTCGAACCTGTAAGCCACGAATGACAGAAGATTAGCAATCTTCCCGTTTACCCTTGAACGTAACCTTCCATATTGGGAAGCGATGGAATCGAACCACATGCCTACTAGAGGAAAAGATTTACAATCTTCTGCCAGACCATCTAGCCTTATTAATACTTCCCTTAATACATTTTGTTGCTCACAAATCTCGTTTTTTGCAACACAAACTACTTTGTTGATATTAGATTAACAACAAACAGAGGAGGATGAGAGATTCGAACTCTCACACCGATATCTTTCGATGACTACGGATTTCGAATCCGCTGCGATACCTTTCCGCCAATCCTCCTAATCACCAATAAACATTCTTACAAAATTCTTAAGCGATTGTTCTAAATTAATTCCGTCCAAAAGCTTATCAATTTCCTTTTCAACCCTTTCATCTCTAGCATCAAACATACTTATATCATCCTCATACATATCTAATGCTTTACTAACTTCATCATATCCTTCATCTTTTCTTAACATTTCACCTCCAAACGAACTCGAGTTCACACCTATCATCTAGATGTCATTTAGAGGAAGGTATGGGACTCGAACCCATAACGCATCTCTCAATGCGCCACATGTTTTCAAAACATGCTCCTGATCCAGCCGGTTACCTTCCTGATTTCTGAGGCAGAGGGAATTGAACCCCCGCACCTATCTCTAGATGGCCAACGCTTTCCAGGCGAGCACATTACCACTCTGTCATACCTCAAATTATGGACTATTCTATTGTCAATGAACAATCTACCCATGTACAAGAACTACATGGTAAAATAATTCTGTCGGTCAACCGACTAGAATTACCAACTCAAATATGAAAAGAAAAATGATAAAGAGAGGATACAGGACAAAACAATACCTTTTGTTTTTACTACATTATTAATCCTGTTTTTATCATGTCGTTTCATAACTTTTTCCTAGTAAAAATCGGGGCTGGTTTCCCAGCCCCTAAACCAAAATGACGAAACAAGAAGTATGAACTTCTATGGACACACACAAAAGATAATTGACAAATTATTCTTTGTCAAGCAAAAAAATCATTCAATCATTCATTAACAACATTGTGGAAGCTGTTGTGCTATCGTAATAACAGCATCAACTCTTGCCTCTAAATCAGTCCTCTCAATATTAATAGCATCTTGTTTTCTAATATTTAACTGTTCAAGAATCCCTTCCCTACCTAATCCACCAGTATAGGCAATTGCCTTTAATATTGTAACCTTATCAGCATCTAATGGAAATACTGCCTGATAATCATTCACAATCCTATCTATCATCGGATGCAATACATACTTAGAACAAGTCGTAACTTGAGGAAGTAATAAATTTACTGTACGACATCCACCACAATCTTCAATTGGCAACATCACAACAGAAGTTTCCTCATTATCTCCAAAACAACACCTTGACCAAATCTTGTAACATCCATTCGGAATATCCATCTCAATATGATTAATATATTCCCCAACAAGTGGTCTTATGTTTATTCTATAAGCATCCATATAATATCGCGTACTAATATCATAACCAGATCCTTGCGTAACTGGCCCCCAATCTAAATTACAAGTTCCACCAATTACTAAATTGGCATTAGGACCTTTATTTTTCGTAACAATGGATATATGGTCATTATCATCCAATATTATATCACAATCTGTGAAATAACCTTTTATCTGACCATAAATCTCAGCAAGTGTCATAGCAGGACTTGAAAAAGTACGCGTCTGCATAGTACCACCATCAACAGTAACTTCTAGTGTTAACCCACTTTGATCTGTTGATAACGGAAAATTAGTAAATTCAGTAACAGTTGCTGACTTTGCATATCGATCTTTCAATTGATCAATTATTTCTGGAAATACATCATATAATGGTGTTCCATCACAAGAATTAACAACTAAATCTGCCATCCAACAATTTGTCAATAGTTTACATAAACTATTCCTAAAATAAACATTCAAATGTGTCATTCCCATCTTACTACTCCTTTTGTTGAAAATTGATAATCTATAGTATCATAATCGATAGATATTTCAACCCCAAAAAAACAAAAACATAAATATTTTTAATATGTTATATAAATTAAAAACTACATATTAAATACAATTTATGTAAAAAATAACCAAAAATACAAAACTGTTTAAATAAAAAAATGGGACTGAAAAACAGCCCCATTCCATGAAAGGTAATCGTTTCAATCCACAACCTATTTAATAGGTCGATAACTTATAATAACAATAATTTAAAAATTATTTTTGTCAAACACCACAAGCAGAAAAGAACGGAATAGTCTTTTCTGTAACAACAATCTGACCTTCAATCTGTCCATTTTCACGATCTGGACGTATCAAACCAGATAATAAATAATGGTCACTCCTATTCTGTTCTACATTACCAACCAAAAATTTCTTCTTTTTTAGAGAAGAAACAAAAACGTTAACAGCATCTATCCTATCCTGGTCAGTTTTCAAAACAGCATCCCGTAATCCAGAAAGTGTATTTTCAACAAGCTCTAATGGATCCCTATTCGAAATAGGTATATTTCTATGGTCCACACTTGACCTCTTATAACACTCAGATGCCAAAGACCCATAACATACCCTAATCAAAGGTGTCCAAACATATTGCCAATAATCTCTTGTAGGAGCAATTTCAATACCGATAACTTTACCATTTATAATAATCACTGCTCCTATTTGATTTGGTACCAACTCAAACTCAGCAACAAATTGATCCATTTGTCGCTTAAATTCCTGCAAGAAAATAGCAAGTTCTTTAAACCCTTGAATACCATGTTGAGAATTAAAATTAGCAAGATCATCCCACATCTCACTATATCCATGCATATTTCTTTTAGCTAAAGCAATACCACGAAGTTCAACTGGCAAAACAAGCATCTCATGAGCTGCTTTCGAAATAGTTCCACCCTGATTAGACTGAATACATCTTGCAGTCTTCACAAGATTTGATGTCTTTGGACCAAGAATCTCTCCACTTCCTATAGCATGGTCTTGAGCAGCTTCTTTAACAACCCAACCAGCACCAGGAGGAACAAAATTCACTCGGTCAGAAACATTCCTCATATCAACTTCGCCATAATTCCGAGTACCTATCTCCACATCTGCAGGAGTCCCATACATACTTTCATCAATTATCTCGTCACGATCTTCAGAAATCAAAGGAATAACCTCCATATTTCCTACCGATTGTGCTCTTCCTGCACCTATCCCAAAAAGGATGTCTTCCATCGATATGTTTCTACTCATGACACACCTCCATCTCCCTCTGTCAGCAATCCAGCCAACGGAGAATCACCAGTCAAAGCAATCCTTAATATACTGTTCAATCCACGTCTCGGGTCTGATTCTATTAATCCACGAATAATACCAGACCCCATTGCCATAGGACTTCTCACAGGCAATGTAGTAACCTTCTCTATCCCTTCACACAATGCCCTAACCGAACCCGTCTCAGATGCAAATACAGGATTACAATGGATTACAGGAACATCTATACCTATTTCTCGAGCCTTTCTAAGAACATCTCCAAATCGTCCAGCAGGAGAATTTTCATATCCATCACTAATCACATATACTGCATCAGGTTCATAAACCAAAGCATCTAACAATGATTGAGCCAATTCTGTTTCATACGATGGTTTTACTATCTTTATCTTAGAAGATATATCCGGCATATCTTTAGTATCTGCAAATCCACCACAATACAAAACCGTTGACTCAATTGCTGACCTCTGCAACATATCTCTAATAGAGAGTGCAGTTGCCAACGGTCTCATCGGTTGCTCTTTGCTCCCTTCCATGGATTTCGATGCATCTACAATAATTGCAAGCTTATCATAACTAACAGGCAACAATTTTGCAGCATCTTTGGCTTTTTTATCTAATGCTTCAAGTATTTCACTATCTGCTCCAACCTCAAAAGCATAGATATAAAGTTCTACTGCATCATAATCCAGTGGATTCATCTCTACTTTTCCACCAACTTCTTTCACCCTTTTCTGCACTACCCTTTTCTCGTAACGAGTTCTTATACCTCCTACATCGGCACGCATCTTCAATAATTCTGATGCACTAACATTTTTATGATAAGTGCTTCTTATTCCTTCAATTATCTCTGCCGGCAATTTCAAACCATCAGAAATATTTGTTTTTGCATTAATGAAACTTTGCAACAGTTTCATGTCATCACTTATCCGGTCTCTTTCCCCGTACAAAAACGCAATACACTGTAAAACATGGTTTAAATTTGCAACTTCAACTTTTCCACAATTACTACCCAAATAACTCAAAACATGCTTTTTAAGCATAGATTTTTCTTTGTCATTACGTCTCTTTTTGGCAGCTACAGCACCAATAGCAGAACCGAGACTTCTTCCCCATGCATGAGATAAAATTCTCTGCAATTTTGAACGATATTTTATCGTCCATAATTCTAACCGTGGACTATTCAAAATAGTCCTCAAAATAAGTTTTCTTGTTCGAGCATTATTTGACTTTTTCGCTCCAAACTCATTCCCGAATCCACGAAAAGCATCAAATAATTTCAACATCCTTTGGGGAGGTAAACTCTTAACAAAACTCTCGAGAACCCTTCGTTCCATAGTACCAGTCAAAAGACATTCTTTGCCATTCTTCTGTTTACTTCCTAACAAAGCAGACATCCCTATTTGTCTTGCTCTATCTGTAGTACCTGGTAATGACAACAAAATTTGATACAAATCTCTCGATATATCAAAAAGACGACCATGAACCGCTGCTTCAGTATGCAACTGCTTCTCACGACTATTATAATGTGTCGCCCTACCAAAAGATGTAGTACTCACATCCAAAAAAGCACAAACATCATCCGCTATTCTAACAGGCTCAACTCCAACTATCGACCAAACATCATCTATCCGTGTAATGCTATTCATCACACACCTCCTGGTTATTATTGTCCCAGAATAAAAAAACCCGAGACAGTTTAACAAACACTATCAACCATACTTGCATACTTGCCTGAAATGTCTGTATAGTTCTCGGAATCAGAAGTGAAAAAACTGGGATATTTTAACAAACAGTGTTCGTGAAAGATAGTTGGATTTGAACCAACGACTTTCGGCGTGCAAAGCCGATGAGCTACCAATTGCTCTATATCCTGAACTGTCTATTCAGTTCCCAGTATACTTATAAAAATAACATCGAGATATTTCAATAAACGAAAACTAACGCTGCTCTACCTTTGAGCTACTTGTGCGAATATGGTACACAAAATAGGATTCGAACCTATAACCTGCGGATTAGAAATCCACTAGCTGAACCGTCTATTTAGTCCTCGATGTCATCTTTTTTGTTTCAATCCACGCTTCTTTTGAAGCGATAAAATATTGAGGAGAGATAGTAGTAAAAGTAGTGTGGGAAGAAAAAACAGGAATTGAACCTGTTACCTATAGATCCTCTATCTATCGCTCTACCTAATGAGCTATTTTTCTGAACTACCTTAGCAGTCCTCTCCTCAACAACTGATTCCATTATCATCATTCCAAAAAATTTGTCAATCCTTAAAACCTACTTTTTTTTAAAAAAAGAATCCTCTTCTATCATTTCTTCTGTTTTTCTGCCTTCTCCTTTTCAAGACCTCTCTTCCCCAACTCCCTTGCCAGTCAGCTTTTCTTCCATATCTCCTGTGCAGGAGAGTCATTTCCTCTAAATTATCCTCACATAAATGCAACCAAATATCGTGCCACACAACATCGTACCTTTCTTCACGCGGTGGCATATATTCAATAGCATCTACGTTTCTCACTTCAATTCTATCTCCGTATCTGTCTACGAAATGAGATTCTACAAGATTCAAAACATCTTTACTCTTCTCCAGAACGATCACTTTATCAACCGCCAATCTCCCTTGGCTATCTCGCTTCTTAAGCATTCCCTCAACAACACAGCCCAATCCAAGACCCGACACTAAACATATGCCAGAAGCAACAGAAAGAGGTTGGTAATGGTCACTAAGTTCATCTGGGGTATCAGACATCATGACCTGTCCATTGACATATAATCCTGTATATTGTCCTTCAGGAACATACCTACCGCTACTAGAAAAACTATATATTGACCTCATCATATTAAATTCAGCATCTTCTTTCGACACACTGAATTTTTTCACCTCCCAATTTCCAGAAACCCCCTCTGGAACAGAAGACCGCATATCATCATAACTCATTTTTACCTCTTAATTTTTATTTCTCATATATCTATACTATTTTCATTATATGAAACAAAAGTTTCTGGAACTCCCCATGTTGCATATCCACTTTTAGGCAATCCTATTATTGCTTTTCGAATAGAATCCAAAACCTTTTTTGAAAAAGATTTCTCCCAATCAGGATGCTCACAACTCTGATATTCCAAACATTTTATCGCATCCATTATTTCATCAGAATATAAATCTACAGATACGATATCATTTTCATTCACAATAGGAAAATCAGGATTTACCTCATCTTTAGCACTTGGATATCTATAGATAAAAGACATGCAATTTTCTCTATATAAAACACGACCGATGTTTACTGCATCATTTCTAGTTATTTTCCCATTAGCCATATCGAAAATTACACTAGCAACATAGGAAAACATGTTTGGATCACAGATATAACAACTCATAATATCCTCCCTAATCGCTTTGTTATTTGAATAAATTCTAATCTTATAGGATAAAATCTTCTTCATCAAGTCAACTTTGATTACCCAACAGCCTTGATAAGAGCTTCCTGAAAAATCTCCTCAACTTCCCCTTTGAATTTCACAGACCCTTTTTTCGGTACCTTCGGCAGGTCATCCTTGAACCGCGAAAAAAGTTCTTTCATCTTTCCATCTGGGTCATAAGAATCAAGAGCCTCTTGACGTGCCTCTTTTGCCTTTTCTTTATCTTCTTTAGATCCAGTCCAATTAACAAGATAACCATCAGCCACATTACCGATAGCCTTCATAGCTGCTTTCCTGGTTATTCCAGCAGCGTGAAAAGCCAAGAGGAGAAAATCAACAGACAACAATGAAGCTGTTGGGGTAGTTTCCGTATCTTCTCCAACAGATAGGTCACCCCTAACTCTCACTGTCATATCGACATGATATTTTCCTGCGGTAACATTCTTTCTTGAAGCATCAACAACTTTTTTCGTTACAGCCTTACTCATTGCCAAAGTCTCTATGTTGTTCATTGTTTCCTCCTCCTAACATCTTGTTAGGCATCTTTTGTTTACATCTACTATACTAACTCACTAAAAATAGTTTGTCAACAACTTTTTTCAACATATTTCACTGCATCATCAAAAGGAGAAGTTGCAGACAAAATTTCTTCCAAACATCTTATTTAACCTAATCACTAATCAGCCAATGCGCGACAACCTATTACATTACCATCTTCATCCCTAATAGGAAATAGCTCATATTCAGGCACAAGGCAATCCGAACGATTTGAAATATGTTGTTTAGTTGATCTTAATACGATATAAATCGTGCCATTTTCTGGTCCAGGCAACCCTTCTACTGGACCATGTTTAATTCTCTTTCTCATAATATAACCCATTAATGGGTCATCAATTGGATCCAAATCTTCAACAATTATTGATGTTCTGGCATATCCAGAACTCTCTATCTTTATTACACCAAATTCCGTTTCAAGTCTAATTACATCTGGCGTCAAATTTACAAACTTCATTTTTACCTCCTTATCGGCATCTTGCCGACCATCTACAGTAATACTAACGTCATTTCTTTAAGTTTGTCAACAACTTTTTTGAACATATTTCACTGCAGCATCAAACGGTGATGTTGCAGACAAAATTTCTTCCATCCATCTAGATACAGACGACCTACCATTTTTGGCAATACGTCTTGAAATCCTTTTGAATACTTTTCTGACTTTTCCGTCAGAAACTCTCCTCAAGTCTTTCCCTACTTTTTCTAACCTTCTTTTTTCAACAGAAGAAGATTCCATAGAAGATTCCATAATAGCTGCATATCTATCAAGAATCTTACATTTCTCCATCTTTTTCTCGAGACGAATAGTACTATCCTTAAGAGAAGCTTTAATCCCATTCTTTGTCAAAATCTCAACCATTTCTTTTCTAGACATTTTTCCCTCCAAACATCTTGTTTGACATATTTTGTCTTATTTTCTAACCAACCCAACCTAATCGGCCAAGGCACGACAACCTATCACATTTCCTTCTTCATCCCTGATCGGATCCTCAGGAACTAAACAATCAGAACGATTCGGAATCTGCTGTTTAGTTAGCCTTGACACGATATAAATCGTACCATCTTCTGGACCAGGCAATCCTTCCACTGGACCGTACTTCACTCTTTTTCTCATAATACGACCCGTTACTGAATCGCCCATTGGCTCCAAATCTTCAATAATCATTGAAGATCTGGCAAAACCAGAACTTTTAAGTTCCAGTCTTCCAAATTCAGTTTCTAACATAATCACATGCGGTGTCAAATTTACAAATTTCATTTTGTTTCTCCTTGTCTATGCCAACATCTTGCTGGCCATCTGATACTAAAAGCCTACCTCACCCAAAACCGTTTGTCAACATCTTGAGCGATCTTTTTTAAAAATTTTTTTAGCACGGGTAGAGGGATTCGAACCCCCAAGCTTTCGCGTCTGGGTAGAAACCAGGTGCCTTTCCGTTAGACTATACCCGCTCATATTTAAGGTGGCGCCCAAAACGCCACTTTTGTGATATAACTATTCTTAATTATTAAGTTTTAGGTGGCGCTCTCCATCAAAATATATCACACGAATATTAAGACAATTAAAACCTGCAAAATCAATTATATGAGCAGTCCCCTTTGACTTGCCATCCCAAAACGCAACAAGTGCATCAGCATATTCAACCATTTCTGTATTTCTAATGGGACCAGCTTTTTTACCATATTTATTCCAGTTTGCCTTAAATATTCTTAAATTATATCCATTTTCTTTAGCAAATCGTTCACCTAGATAATCTGCTCCTTTAGCACCTCCAGAAATAATTTCAACATCATTTTTTAATTTATTTTTCAATAAAAACATCAATTTACATTTTAATAATTCATAATCACAAAAATTCCTACTTCCAGCAACAATTACCTTAAACAAAAAATCTCCATATTAAAACGAACTCGAGTTCGTAGCACGGATAGAAGGATTCTAACATCCAATTAAGGGTTTAGGAAACCCTCGCCTTATCCCTTTGGCTATATCCGCTTATGCTCCTGATAGTGGACTCGAACCACTGTATAATAACCGGTAACTATTATGTCTTCCCATGTTAAACGAATCAGGAATAGTGGAACTGGTCGGAATCGAACCGACTACCTCTTGCGTGCAAAACAAGCGCTCTCCCAAATGAGCTACAGCCCCAAAATCCTAGGCCACCAAGTGCATCATTGGTTAATAGTGACCTAGGACCCATGACAAAACCTATTATGCCACTTTTTCTACATGTTTCAATCCACAATCCATTAAAAAAGTCGAAATATAAGAATTTGCCTTTTCTATCCACTCAGAAATGGTTTCTTCTTTAGCACCAAATCTTTTTGCTATCTTTGACACCTCAGAAAACTTAGGTGGTTCATGACACTTCTTCTCCATAATTTCATATGGTGTACCAATAAGAATACCATAAGCAAGCAAATTATGCCTTGTATGTGGTCTTACTACTTTTGTTCTATGTTCATTCAAATTCCACTTCACCATTCCATTAGTTTTGTTCGCTTCTTTCCTTATCGTCCTAGCTTCATCAGCAAGTGACTTTATCTTTATTTTCAAATGTATTGTACGTTCTTCAATGTCCATGGTCTTTCTCCTTTTTTGTAAATCAACACTTACAACATCAACGAAAGACCATCTTGGTGGACTTCTAGCACTTATATATTCACGTAAACCAATTCATATCTCTATCCTAATCATTCATTATTCTATGTCAATATTTCTTTTTGAGCATGGTGAGAGTCGAACTCACAACTTTGGGATTGAAAGCCCTAGTCTGTCCACACAACATGCTCAGTAAAATTATTCTTTAGCTATATTAAACTGGTCACCTATTTTATTCAATGTCTCACACAATATCATTATCATCATATCTTTCCATTCTAGTGTCCGTGTTTCCAACACACGTTTCTTTTCCTGTTCTCTCAATTCTTCAAAACAAACATTTTCATATTCGCCTGTTTCTTCATTCTTTTGCCTAAAAAAAACACCAGATAAATTTCTTCTTTCTACCATAACAACAACTCCTCAACTATAATATTTCATTGCTCGCCTAAAATCATAATTTTAAAAATTTAGAGCGTATGGGAGTTGAACCCAATGTCTTTGGATTGAAAGTCCAAGATCCTAAACCGCTAGACGAACGCTCCATAAAAAACGTAGGTTTTCTGCATCTCAGGGTCCCACTTTATGCATAGGGATATTAAGCTCAATAGAGCACCTACAAACCCCATTTGAGGATGGTGAGGGATTTGAACCCTCGAAGCTTTCGCAGGAGATTAAAAGTCTCCTCCCTTTTCCACTCGGGCAACCATCCTTATTCATTTAATTCACCTCATATTTTTTTACACTGGACTCATAACAAACTGACTACAAACCACCCTTGAAACAGAATCCTCTAAACATTCACCAATTAACGAAACATTTACATCAAATTTTTCATCATCGTCTTTATCCTCAAACAAAACTTCCCTAGCTTCTCTCCTAGATGATGCAACTACTACAGCCTGATATAACTCATAGCATCCACGTGGCTCAACCGATACAATCAACCATATTTTTTTCATCTTTATCTCATACGCCTTGTCTTCTTCTCATAATGTTCTCGCCCAGAAAGAACTTCTTTTATTTGCCTATATGCAATTTTCCATTCTTCTTGGTCTTTTGAAGTAATATCTCTATAACATATCCCATCATCACCTTCATTCTTTGTCTCATTACATTCTCTTAATGCCTGCAAACGACTCAACAACGAACCAGTATGCATTTCATATAACTTATCAATACCTAAAACAGGAATATGCCTTTTTTTCTTCATTATCATCTCAGAAGCTGGGGTGAGATTCGAACTCACGAAGCTTTCGCATTAGGGCCAAAACCTAATCCCTTTGCCACTAGGGAACCCAGCTACTCATTTTAATCCACACTCCTTTTAAGGAAGCGAAATACCTTCTTGTTCTAAAGCACTCTTAATTGTCCAATGAAGAATTGAATCCAATCCTTGCTTGCATGCTGGAAGTTTATCAAAATCCACCAAACATGGATGAGTCTTTAATACTCCATCTTTTACTGGTCCATATGCCCACCCAGCATCCATCTTTTCCTTGCACCATCTTTCATGTTCTGCCTTTGGATCAGAATCAGTACCCATTATAACAGCCTTTACATTGCTAATTGCTGAATCTCTCTGCCAATCTTCTGCCAACTCCCAACCAGGAACTTTTTCATCAGACACAAGCTCTGTAAAAAATTTCCACATATCATGTGTTTTCCTGGCAACTTTCTCAATAATTTCTTTGTCTACATTCATCTTTTCATCCTTTCTTTTTTTTCAACTATATAAATCGCAAAAAACGAATTATTCTAAATGGCGATTGAATCAACTTGTTCTTGTTTACCGACACTATGATTTACTGGACAAACACCATTGTCGGTTTTTTCAATCTTTATGTTCTTTTATTTTGTTTATTTCATATGTTTATATCACCATGATATAAACTATTTGACTCAATCGCCCTTTTGTTGCCTATTACCAGCAACGTCTCATGATACACCTCCTATTCCTAAATCCTATTCATCCTCTCCCCTTACCAATATCCCCGCTTATTAATCTATCAATTTATCTTTAGTGCTCGCCGAATCTCCATTGCCTTTTCAGTCTTTCCGTATTCGTAGGCAGACCTCATTGCAAACATCACCGACACGGTTATCTCTTCCTTGGAATCTGTGTTCCCAACTCTCGTATTGTGACGACTGAGGAAATACTTCCCCTTCTCCCTGCTCACAACATACTGAATTCCATTCTCATAAACTCGAAGTACTTCCCCATCGTCTTTGCTCATGCAACTTTCTCCTGAAGCTCCTCATCCTTTGCATCGGTCATCCAGAGCCAAACCTGCACCTCGCTCGCTCCAAAACGCTTTGCGATAGACGACACCCTATCAAAGTCAGGCTTCTCACTACACTTCTGTTCCATCTTTCATAGTATATCTTTATTACAATTAATAATCTTCTTCTTCTTCATGCCATTTTCTACGACGTTCACCATCCTCATATCCAGTCCGATATGAATATCTATCACCATCGGATTCTGGATATTCTTCACTTCCATTTCTCCATGCATCACCACGTCCATCTCTCATTCCATCATCATAATAATCTCTAGTCATTTTATTTTATCTCCTTTTCGCCATCAAGGATTTGAACCTCGGTCACTCGCTTATAAGGCGAGCGCTCTAACCAATTGAGCTAATGGCGACTATTTATTACGTTTCAATCAAAGCTTCTTTTGAAGCGACATGTTCAAAAAATCCAAATCTTCTTTATATTTCTCTACCTCATCAAAAGATAACTCCCTAAGAATATCTCTAGAAACGACTTGATTATACCATATTAAACCAATTTTTTTCCTTACAATAAAACAATTTTCTCTACTAGTATCTTCTTCAACAACAACTACAGGATAACCACCATATAAATAATCACTACTTATCACAAAAGCAACTGAACCAGGTTCTAATAACATGATAATAATCAATACCTCCTAAAGCCGATGAGAGGACTTGAACCTCCAACAAACTGATTACAGATCAGTTACTCTACCATTAAGTTACATCGGCTTAAACTAAATTTTTGCGGAGAAGGGATTCGAACCCTTGACTGACCTGGCGTATGAAACCAGCGAGCTAAACCACTGCTCTACTCCGCATCTATAATCTAACTCCTGTCTTTCTCTCTTTAAACCCTCTATCCCATTCTCTTGCATATCCCAAAACAGACAATTCATCGTTAGTAGCAAAAGTATTCGCCCTTAATCCTCTATCATAAGCAAGTTGCAACACATATTCTCTATGACGTTTTTCACATATATCGTCATGTTTAAAACTATTTACACAAACCCATCTTCCATTAATCCATTCATGGTATGTTGTCTCCAAACAAGAATCACACCATAACTCTTTAATTGTTGACTCTTCCATATATGGATTCATATCTAACTCTCCTTTTTGTTTCTCCTTTCCTAAGCATCTTGCTCAGTATCTATCCTCTATTCTAACCCTACAAAACCGTTTGTCAACAAAAATCAGCCATAAACATTAAAATAAACAAAACCTGAACTTTTTCTCGCTACACTATAATTATTTGTAACACATGTCTCTTTCAAAAGAAATTCAACATTGTCTAATTCAGATCTTAACTTCGCCAAACGGCCATGAATGTATTCAATAACATCCTTAGAAATATCCTCTTTTAATATGTCTGAAAGAGAACCTATCTCTCCTAAAATACTGATTTTCTTCTCTTTTAACTCTTTAACCATGTCAATCTCCCACCTGTTTAGAACATATATATTCTATATATCCTCTCCTTGTTCTAGTGTAATATAGATTGACAAATTTTTGTCAACTGTTTTTTTAATATTTAATAATCAATAGAACAATTATTTTTAAATATTTCATCCAAAATTGAAAGTCTTCTTTATTTAGCATTTCTTAAAATAAACTTCATAATCTATCACATTATCATTCCACACATATAAACTCTATCAATACGATGTTCACTAGCATCAAAAAAGGGTCCTTTCTTCCCTGAATATTTTACTTCATCTTTCAACCATTTACCGTTAGTCTCCTTATCTGGATCTTCACAATATATGTCTTCAGAAACAAAATCCAAAATCTCTGATACCGCTTCAGAATCCGAATCTGTATTTATATACTTACCATTTGCTTTATCTAGGATATCAAGATCTTCATCAGATACATTCTGAATAAAATATGCTTTCATATCTTCAGGAACCATCTCAAAAACTAAAAAAACATTCATCTTTTATCTCCTCTTTGTATACAACTAACCAATTAGTTATGCCTTATATAACCACGTAACAACCAGTTTGTCAACTATTTTCAATTTCAGGCAATCGTATTATTGTTTTTTATATCTTCAAAATCATTTTCATTCAAAATTGAAAATCTCTCAACCAAACCTGTCTCTTTATTTATATTAGCACATATACAACCAAATCCAGTTGTATCATCTTTACCAAATACACCATTCAAAATACCCAATATGCCTACTCTATATCCACCCTCTGGTCTCTTTCCAACTTGTATATTTGGTATATCTGCTAAATCCTTATTACAAATAACACGCATATTAATAAGTTGATTTATTGCATATGAATCTATAGCTAAAACCTTATTTAATATATCAACCACATCATTTGGTGTAACAATATCCTTTAACATCCATAATCCTTTTTTTGGCGAACTCGAGTTCGTTTCACCTATATCATCCTGGTCACTAATTACCATCTTTTTGTAAAGATCAAAATCTCGTCTCAAAACATCAGATGGCTCTCTTGGATTCAATATGGCTTCTGCAAAAATAAGTGAATCTTCAGGAGACAACTCAAGTACTTCTATCTCCACATTTTCTTCATTCTTTTTCATTATTTTTCCTTAAGTGGGTCATCCGCAAAATCAAACAATTGATGAATATTACCCTCTTCATCTTTCACATGAATAGGATTCAGTTGAAAAAGACCTCCTCCAGCATAATTACATGGTCCCTTTCCTTTTTCTTTAATAGCATCTCGCCCACCTATATACCTTCCAATACATGAAAACCCCCAAGAACCTTCTGGTACCTTTGCCTCCTTCAATTCCTTTAAAGACTGCTTATATCCACATACAGGACAAGTAAAAACAATATTCTTATCCGGATATCGCTTTGATGCTTCTTTTAACCACTCTTCATACTCTATAACTTTCATCTTACTTTACCGTCTTATTCTTATTATCAACCCAATCAAAAGATGTTTGCTCACCACCTATATATTTTCTATCCCTATGCTTAATAACTTTACCAAAAAATTCAGGATGTCTCCTCATCTCTTTAATCACTCCATCCTCACCTTCCGGAAAAATCAATGCAATTCCATTTCTCCTTATATAACCATCACTACCTATTCTTATCTGTGTATCAAACCATTTTTTGTCATCAACATATTTTTTACGTGGCTTATTATAACCTACACCACATTCAATTAAAAAACCTAATTCCCTCAAAAGAGCATACATCTGATCTCTATTGTACTTAACACCACCAATCCATACTACACGTGCAAACTCCTCTATAGTTATTCCTCCCTCTCTTGCTCGAAACTCCTTAATATCCTCCTTCATCTCTGCTATTTTCTCTTTCTGCTCCCTAACTAATACTATAGCCCCATCTCTATCTTTCTCGGCAAGCTCACGCCCCTTCCTCTCTCTCAGCAGTACTTCAAGAGCTTCAGACGACATCTCAGGTATCCAAACTCCCTTCTTCACTAACCCGGAATCTGCTATCCTATTAGGGTCATAGCTTCCGTACTTCTCCAACTGAGGAAACACCTCGTCTACAACAAAATCTATTAACGGCTCTGCTCTTTCCTTCCCACTCTTGAAAGCTGTCTTATACATTCCTTTTCTAAAAAGAAGCATTATATGGGGTGCTCGACTAAACCCGTATGACGGGTTTACTTTCATAAGTTCCTTAAATTGTTTAAGTTCTTTATCCTTCAAAACAACAAAATGCTTTCCTGACTCAAAAGACTTTTTCCATTCATCATTGATAAGACTTACCAATTTTGATCCATCTTTTGCATATCCTAAAAACTTTCCAAACTCTTTAGCAATGACTGCTGGCTGTCCTTTGTAAGTAAGAGCCGTCAACGGTTCACCTTCATACTCAAACATTTTTACTATATCATTCATTATATCTTTACTCATCTTCTCATCCTTCATCTTTTCTTCCTTATCTTCTTCAAGGGTGTCGCATTTCACGACATCCTTGTATTCTTCATCTTCTTTTTCGATGAGGGGGCGTTTCACCCCCCCATCTCTCTGCTCTTCATCTTCTTCAAGGGTGTCGCATTTCACAACATCCTTTGATTTATCTATCTCTTCATCAGTCTCATATACAGTTCTACCAACTAATTCTTCTCCTTCAAAATGCTCTTCAACAACAGTTGTATTTTCTTCTCTTATTGCTCTATCGACACCCTTCTTTATCATATAACTATACTTTTTTATTTCAACAAAATCACCCCATGACATATTATCTTTTGTTTTTAAAATATTTTTCTTAATACTATTTATCCATTTATCAAAACAATCTATATGAAGCATAAACCATTTATGTTTCTTACCATTATTATGAACTGCAAAAATAATCTTCCAATTTGCCCAATCCTTACTTGCTAACTTCATCATATGATTTCTATAATCAATACCTAATATCTTACAAATTCTCTTTGTATATATCCAAATACCACCATTTCCATCTCTAACAACTTCAACCTTTTTATTATTAGAACCAACATCTACGACATAACACTTATAATTATCATCTATATCTTTTTTTAATTTTTTTATCTTTTTTGTTTTTGAAACATAAAAATCCGCTTTATCAACTTTATTATTTTTATTTCCCCCCTCTATTTCTTCACGAAATACTTTTCTTATTATATCTGAATCAATCTCTTTCTGATACTTCACCAATATATGTCTTGATTTTAAACTAACTATATTAGGTTCAATCTTTAACAACCAATCTTTAAAACAATCTAAATTAATCATAAATTGCTTATTAACAATCTTCCAAACTACCCAATTTTTCCAATCTATACTTTCAAGTTTAATATGTTGCTCAGAATAACTTATTCCAAACATATCACATATTTTTTTAACATTTATCCAAATATTATTATTTTCATCTTCAACCAATTCAATGATTCCACCATAAAAATAAATCTCTATAGCTTCATATTTATTATCATCTATCCTTCTTCCTAACTCAATATTTTGAGTATCCTCCTTCTCTATAACATTCTCTATTGTTTTGTTTTCATCAGAAACCATATTGTTATTAATAGTTTCATTTCCAAATACTGAAATAGTATCAAAATCAACAATAGCATTCATTACAAAATCAACTATTTCTTCTCTATATCTAGTTAATATCCCCCTAAATTCAAATTTAATATCATTAAAACGTATTGCATTTAACCATGCTTTTACAGAATTAATATGAATCATAAAAACATCATATTTTTCACCATCTGAATCAAAGACTTTAAACGTACAAACATTATATCCTAGATCTGCTAAATCTGCTAAATCAACCAATGCTTGCATATACCAATCCAAATCAATATTTAAATGCTCACATATTTGTTCAACAGAAATCCATATATTTTCGTATTCATCTATAATAAATTGAATCTTATTATCTAAAAACTCTATATCAATAATTTCGTATATATTCTCATCATCGTTAGTATTAATAAAATCAATATTTTTTTTTATTTCATCAAATAATCCACTACAATATATATCCAATTTCTTCCTTGATAATGGATATATTCTCCATCTATTAATAGAATACAACCAATCATTAAGTGCATTCAAATTAATTAAAAAAACATCTTTCAAAATTCCATTTGAATCTTCATAGGTCTTCCATGTCACCATGTCGTAAGTTAATAATCTTCTTTTTTGACCCGTTTTATCAATCCCAATTCCATCACAAACACTCCAAACAGAAACCCAAACATCTTCTTCTTCTAAAAAAACTACAATTTCATTACCATTAAATTTTACTTTAACAACTTCATTTTTCATCTTTCCAACACCTTACAACCTTAATGAACTCGAGTTCGTCACCAACCTGACTAAACCACAATTTTATTTCAAATATCTATCCGTATCTTCAACAACCTTTAAAATAGTCCTATCTCTATATAATATAATCTTTCTAATTAACCTCCAAATCAATTCAATTCCAATCATAGCAATCGAAAATAAAAACAATAATCCATCTATTGATTCATCAAAATTGAATTCAAAAAGTTCTGCACCACTTATTATAAACAACAACACAAAAAATCTTAAATCAATTTTTCCTATATCTTTTTTTCGTATTGACATTTTTCACCATATTAATTGCATCTTTTAACCATACTAATTGCATCTTTCATCTTCTTCACTTTTTTTGTAAGCCACCCAGTACCAGCACACCATTCGCAATCAACTGGGTCATCACATCCACAT